TGGAAGAATACAGGCTTAGATTCTGCTGACCATAGTCCTACATTTTCTCTTGCCCAGTTGTTAATTTCTTCTGCAGACTCATCTCCAGAGTCTAGTAGGTCGCTGACATACTGCTGGATGTGAACCATTTGCTCCTGTGGAAGCATTGTTGCATTACCTGTAGCATAAAAGTAGTATAAGACCTGCTCACACTTTATATGTGGAAATGGGCCTCTACGCATTCTAAACATTCTGTCATATACCGCAAAAAGTCCATTGCTGTTTGGAAAAGTCTGTGTCAAAGAGTCAATGTCTGTTGGAAGAGTTGGAAAGAAATATGTTGCCTCTCCAGTTCCAAATCTTTCATCTATCTTTGCTGCAAGATACTTATTGATTATACTTGGTGGATGATGTATTAGTGCTGACATTATTTAACTCCTATCAAACTTGCATTAGCAATCCAGCGATACCCTGTTTTTATCCCTTGAGATCTTCCAGACTTGCTTCCTGCTGGCAGATCTTTTTTGTATGCTTTTGGATATTTAAACTGTTTAGATAAACCACTTGTTTTTAAAAATGATTGACGGAAATATACTCCAAAGAATTCATTGATTACTTTTTCAAACTGACCCTTTGTTTCTCCTCCAGGATTAGTAACTACAACGGGGTTTGATGTAAATATTTGCTCTCCGTCAATATCAAAAGACAGAACGTTTGCTTTCTTTGGCTTAATTGTTACGGGAAGACCTGCTTCCATAATCTTTGCTTTGTCAGAAAATGGAACGTTAGAACCTTCTTTTATAGATGTTGATTGGCGTAGATTTGATTTAAAAGAAATTCCAAGAGGACTAATTGTATAGTCAGTGTCCATTCATAAACGTGGTGTAAAAGTTCTGGCGTAACTCTAGCATTTGAATCAATATACTGTGAAGCAAGTTCAACAATCTGTGGGGCTAAGTCATTAAATAATTGCGTCTTTCCTTTTTGAACTCCATCTAGAAATCCAAAAGAATAAGACATAATGTTGTCCATTTCTTTTTTAAATCTTTTACTTTCTGTAGTAACTCTCATAGGTCACCTGTTTGATTTTCTGATCTACGAATAATTATTCTATAGTATTCAATACTGCCAAAGGCTCCAGTTACAGGTTCAAATGTTGCAATTTCAAATAGTGTTGGCTTTCCAACTCTCGGTCCAGATGTTTCAAGAAATATCCTGTTTCCAGTTTGATCAGAAATATCTGTAAGCAATATATTTGTCATTGCCTGAGCATCTTCTCTGCTTGAAAAACGAATATCGCTTTTTGTTCTTCCAACCAAAATTGAGTTTGTTGTTATATTTACATTAGGCTTAACTTCTTCTTTAAATGCTGATCCGCCAGATGTGAAGTTGCAGGCTACTGTTCTGTCTAATATCCATTGCTTTTTAATTGCTCCATAATTTCCTTGCTCAACTATTGGGTAGTATAAAGACGCTTGCATTGGAAACATAAAGTCTGGATCTTCGCACACGGCCATTATAAAACCCCAATTTTTTTAATAGACTTTGCATACTTTGAAAGTATTTTGTCTACAATTATATTTCCTGTTCCCTCAAAAAGACCTTTATCAAATTGTATTTTAAATTGGTCTGTATTATATGATGAAATATATCTCTTATAGTAGTCTAATTTTCCACAATCAATATCATGAATTAACATCTCTGTAGCACGTCTTATATCTGATGGAACAGTTTCGTATCCGTGCTCAACAACAAATCGATAATCCCAGCCTCTTGCAAAACCACGATAAATAAATGTTGTATCAATTGTATCTGATTGTCCAGCAGGAATAATAATTGGAGCGCCTTCCATTCTGTCAATTAAGTCTGAAGAAGACTCAACAATTGCAGATTTGTCTGGAGTCACAGAATAAGATCTGTCTTCAACAAGAACATTGTTTTCATATACTGCTAATATTTTCTTTACATTATCCCAAACTGGAACATAGTCAGAACCATTTCCTGATACCTCTAAAACCTTTTTTTCATAGTAAAATCCTTCTGGGATTACTGAATCAATCACTGCTCTTGCAATTTCTTCTTTAAGTGCATACTCCGCAATTTCGGATGCAGTTGTTCCGTTGTCTTCTGGGTTTGAGTATGGTCTAATTATTTCATAAAACTCTTCGTAAACTAAATTTGTAGCATCAGAACTATCATTAGCAAAAACTTCTATTTTATAGTCATTATCATGTCTTCCTGAAACTGATGAGGATAGTCTTGCCCCTGTTTGAGGATTTGCATATGTTGTCTCTGTTACTGAAAGATCCGCCATATCTATTACTTTTACAACAAAGTCGTCAGACCCAATTGGCACCAAATAGTGCTCTATAAAAATAACATCATATGGCGGAACTCTCAATATTTCCATATTAGTTTTCCAATGCTGCTTTTAGTTCATCTGGTGTTGCAAGTCTAATATGATCACGAGACAACCACTTATCAGCAGCAGCCTTAGTAACAATATTAAATCCACGATAAACCTTGCCAGCCTCTGGCCATGAAACATTTCTTGTAGAATGAATTGCGACCTTGTCAGAATTATCAGCCTTTGGAGCGTCTGATGGCTTTGGACCATCTGCTGCCATTGAACCAATAGCACCACTCTTTAGAAAGCCTAGAGCCTGATCAGGAGCCTTTGGGGCCTCTGCTACAACTGGTGTTGGATCTTCAACAGGAAGAGTTCTTGGCTCTACCGCAATTTCTACAACTGGTGTTTCTACAACCTCTGGTGCTGGAGTTTCTACAACTTCTTCTACTGGAAGAACTGTTGAATCTTCTGTTACGTTTTCATTAAAATTATTTTCCATTATATCCTCCTTGTTTGTATTATATCATTAAAGTATTAAGGGGGACAGGAGAGTGAACTCCCGCCCCCCATTAAAGGTACTGTTTACAGATTATGCATCTGCAGCAGCGTCAGCGAATGCAATTGCATCCTCTTCTTCCCACTGAATACCAAAGCGGACGAATACTGTGTACTCAATTGTGTCCTTCTTTGCTACGTATTCACGGTTTACAGTGATGTCACGCTGGAATCCCCATACACGGTTTGCAGGGAATGTCAAGTCGATATAGCCTGCTGGGTAGTAAGGAACTTCCTGAACTTCAATTCCGAGAACACGAGTTGTACGTGCTCCACCGAATGTCTGTCCAATACCATCAAGGTATGATTGGCGGTTTGCCTGGGTTGATCCTGGCATCTGGCCTGCAAATGCTTCTGCTACTGCATCAGCAAGTGTACCGTTGTTCTTAACGATTCCACCGAATGCATCTGTACCTGCGTAGAACTTAAGATTGTTCTTAAGTGCACGGTACTTGCGTGGCATTGCATTGATGATGCCCTGCATTACATCAGGTGTCCAAGCATTATCTGCTACGGTTACTACTGACTCATGTGCATCTCCGTTTGTCTTTACCTTCTTGATAAAGCCTGGCATGATTGACAAGAATGCTCCTGTTGCACCATCACCATTGATAGCGAGATCTTCGATATCATTTGCGAATGCGTTGGTCATCAAGCGTACTAAGTGATCTTCTAGAGCGTCACCTTCTACACCATCTTCCAATGATTCTGCTGTTACTTCCCAATCAAGACGAATCTTCTTGGTAGTAAGTTCAACCTTAGAGAATGTTGCACCTGTGTTTGTGTAGTTACCAACTGCTTGCGCTGCTGCACGAATTACACGCTCACCGACATTTACCTTCTCAAGTTCCATAGAATTAGCCTTCATTGTTACACGACGGCCATCCTTTGCTAATACTGTAGCGTCCCAAACATAGTCGATAAAACGACGTGCCTGCTCGGGGCGCAAAATTCCAGAAGCCGCTGAACCACTAGGGTTAACAGCATTTGCTCCGCTTGTTGATCCAAGAGTTGCTGTTGGAATATTACCAAGTGTCGATGCACCTGGATCTGTTACTCCACCAACACCACCTGATGCGAAAGCACCTTGGCCTTGGTACAGACCTGGATTTGTTCCTCCTAGATTTGCACTCTCGCCTGGCTGGTTTTTGATTATTTCTTCTGACATATTGTCACCTCCTAGTGATTTGTTCATTTGAATAGATCGGCTGTTTTGAGGAAACTACCGCCCCATAGGGATTTTTCAACCGTTTCAGGTTGATTCTGAAAGATATCGCCGATATCTCCAGACTTTCGGAATGCGGTGTCT